ATTAATGGTACTAGGATAACAGGTGATAGTCGAATTACGATTGGTGATAATGGCTTCTTACGGCCGACTCAATACGGTGGCCTACAAATCAATGTTCCCGAGACATTTAATGCCAGCAAGGGTATTGGTGTTCAATTGCTTGGTAAGAATTTTGGCGAATTTCCAAAAGGAATGTTCATTTATAATTCTCCTAATTGGAACGGAGGAAATTTAATAGGAGAATCAGTATCAGACACGCTCCTAACAGTTAAGGGATTGACTTCTCTTTGTAACCTATTTAACGGAAAACCAATGAGTGGTTTGCCAATCAATTCCAATTTCAGATTTGGGGAACCCGTCCCAGGAGTTTTTCGTGTGTCCTTCATTGCATGGGATCCACGTTATGGACAGTTGATGGTAAATGACGGGACAAACACTAAGGGTACGTGGTGGTTCAAGCCAGATCCATCGAGTTCGGATAAGAGATTGAAGGTGAACATTCAAGACACTGATTTTGAAGCAACTGATTTTGTGAAAAAATTAGAGTTTAAGCAGTTCGATTGGAAGCCTGATAAATTTGGCTATAAGAAACCTTATACAAACGTTGGATTGATTGCACAAGATGTTGAGAAATTAGACAGTAGCTTAGTATATTCTCAAGGGGAGAATTTAGCACTAGACGATTTTAGACTTGGAAATATCGCTCTTAAAGCGATTCAGGAACTGTCTCAACGAATTGAGACACTAGAAAGGAAATTAGCATGAATGCATTAGAAATTATTGCACAAGACGTAGCACGACTAACAGTTGAGAAATCAACCTTCCAGGCATTGTACCTAGAAGAAGTGCAAAAACGTGAAGAACTAGAAAAACAACTTGAAACTAAACAACAAGAAGGAATTGTGGAGGAATAAACAATGGCAACAGAATACACAGTAAGAAGCAAATGGTTGAAATTCGATACAACAGAAGTCGTGATTCATCGTGAATCACCTTATACAATCTTTTCTCGTGAATTACCAGGCGATCAGACGGCTAAGTCAGATGAAGAATTGATTGAAGCAGTTAAAAGTATTATTCGTGCAGAGCTTGATCCAGGAGCAGCAATCGTCAAAGCACAAGCGCAGCTTGAACAGGCAAATCAGAAGATTGCGCAAAACGAGAGTGAACAGAATCGACTCGCTGCGCTTGCAAATAAAATCGACAAAGTAGTGCGTGTTATGGCTCAAGATTCTATCATGGGCGAGAAAATCGCATACGGAACAACATACAAGGAGCTTGTTGAACTCTTCCCAGTCGCTGAAGAAGGTAAGGTCTATCAACATGGTGATATGTTTGTGATTGAAAATCCTGAACATGTCGAATTGAATGGTGAAGGCAAGCGTGTTTTGATTCAGGCAAATCAGGCCTTCACCTACAAAGGCGAATCTTTCAAGCAGCTTGAAGGCGTACCATCTCAAAATGGTATCCTTGCTATCTGGAAGTGGGAAGGGCAAAAAGTCGAAAGTGATCTTGAAACTACTCGAGTTCCTGCACAGTAGATTGGAAGTGGTCTGATTGGAATTGCTAGCATTTCTGGATAAATTGAGTCCGATTCTAATCGTGATCATTCCTAGCTATTTTTCGTTCAAAAGCACGCAGAACACGAAAGAGACTGATAAGCAGATCAGTCTCTTATCTGATAAAATTAGCGCCATTGAAAAAACAGTCTCAAATGTTGAGGCTATCGGCAAAGATAATAGCAAAGGATTGAGTGTTATTGGAAAAGGTCTTCAAAGATTACAGCGTTTTCGATTGCAAGAAAACCTAAAAAAAGCCATTAGACGAGGCAATACCAATCAGCATGAGATTGAGGAATTGTCTCGTCTATATGAAAGTTATGTAGAGCTTGGTGGCAATGGAGCCATCAAGGTACTGTATGAAAAATTTCTAGCATTAGAAATTTTGGAGGAAAATATAAATGCAACAGATTAATGATTGAAAAGGAGGATGAAAATGGCCAATGTTCATAATTCAACCAATCTTGAACAGGTGGATGGTGGTTTTTTGGTCAAGCAAGGCGATGTGGCTTCTACATTCGCCTTTTCTTTGTTAGATGAAAACCACATGTCTATCCCTCAACTTGAAGGTCAAGAGGCATCTATAACTCTAACAAAGGACCAAGAGCAGATTAAGAAAAAAGCCATTATCACGAAGGGAACAGTGACTTTTAATTTGGATAAGATTTTGCCTGTAGGACTCTACCGAATCGAGATTTCAGCTGGTGGATTTACATTTCCAAGCGATGATTCAACTCAAATTCGAGTGACGAAATCTGATAAGAACTTGGTAACAGAAGAAGTCCACGCACTCAAAGAACTGGATATTTCGGAAGAAGTCAAGAAACAACTTGCAGGAAGAACTGTAGGTAGTGATGGAATAGTGAGTCAGGAAATCCCTGACTTGCTTTTCTATTATAATTTAGGAAAGGTATGAAAATATGGATACAAGTAAACTAATTGCATTCGCACAAGCGGTTGGGGTTGATATTAAAGAGTTGAAGCAATTGCTTAATGGCAAAGCTGATAATGCCACTGTCAACCAACTAATTGAGCAGGCTAAGACAGCGGTCAAGAACGATATTTTGGGCGAAGGTGTATCTGAACAATTTGACACCCTCAAAGAAATCGCTGATCATATTGCTAATCTGAGTGGTGACACTGGTGGAGCAGTGGTTCAGAAGATTGCTGATCTCGGAAATCGTATTGATGCTATTGCAAATCTTGACCTTGTAGCAACGTATAATCAAGCGAAAGCGTGATTGTATGAGCAATTTTGAAGAATTCGCAAGAGCTGTTGGCAACGATGTCAAAAGCATCAAGGAGCAACAATTAACAAAAAGTGAACTCAATTCAAAGGATTTTATCACTGGAAATTCAGAGTACGATTTTCTGAAGCGCAGTGTTCAAGAATTGGAAAAACAGAATAAATTACTGCAGGAACAATTGGCTCTCGTTAAGCCAGCACCTAGAAGGGCGCCTACCGGATATTGTATTCAATCGTTAAATGGGAAGAAAACAATTTGGTTTGATAACAATGCTGGTCTTGACCTATCTGGAGATACTCAGCTAGGATGGGGACGTTCTCAAAACCTTAATAATAATATAGATGGTTCAGCTGATTTTCCTCAATCTATAATCAAGACATCGATGGGAATCGCGACAATTGATTCCTGGAAAAAAAGTGGAGCAACTTATTGGGGAAAAGAGCTATCAGTTCTAAATCCTATCAAAAACAAAGACGACTATGATTGGGCTAACGCTCGTTTTGGGGAAAAAGGAAATAAAGCTCAATGGGCTTGGGAGCGTGAAGCGAATGTCATACGCATTATGTACGAATTGGGTATTTGGGACGCTCAAACAGTTGAAAGCTTAGGCGCAGTAAGGCGCTAGAAAGGAAGAATAACATGCAACAGATTAACGAAATTTTACTAAACGGAGCAGTCAGCATCCTAGTCATTTTGGCAGGGGTGGCAGTTAAAGCAGTCAAGGACTACCTTGTCAAAAAAGGTGGAGAGAAAACCATCAAGATTGTCGAAATCCTCGCTAAGAACGCAGTAAATGCGGTGGAGCAAGTCGCTTCTGAGACTGGCTACAAGGGTGAGGAGAAGTTGGAACAAGCTCGTGATAAAATCCGTGCAGAGCTTAGCAAGTACAATATCAGCATGACAGATAAGGACTTGGACACATTCGTTGAATCTGCTGTGAAGCAAATGAATGATGCGTGGAAGGGACAGTAAATATGGCACTAAATATTGAAACGGCTATTGCCTGGATGCAAGCCCGAAAAGGGCAAGTATCTTATAGCATGGATGATCGAAATGGTCCTGACTCTTATGACTGTTCAAGCTCAGTCTATTATGCATTAAGAAGCGCTGGCGCTTCATCCGCTGGTTGGGCAGTTAATACTGAATACGAACATGACTGGCTGATTAAGAATGGCTATGAACTCATCGCTGAAAATGTTGAATGTAATGCTCAACGTGGGGATGTCTTCATTTGGGGCAGACGTGGAGCGAGCGCTGGCGCATTTGGTCATACTGGCGTGTTCATTGATGAAAATAATATCATTCATTGTAACTATGCCTATAATGGAATCTCAATCAACAACCATGATGAGCGCTGGCTATATGCTGGCCAACCATATTTCTATATCTACCGTTTAACAAATCCAAACGCAGAGCCTGAGGCATCTAAAAAAGGTTGGCAAAAAGATGATAAGGGTTACTGGTATGCCAGAGCTAATGGTTCTTATCCTAAAGACCAATTTGAAAAGATTGACGGTACATGGTATTATTTCGACAGTCAAGGCTATATGCTTGCTGATAAGTGGCAGAAACAACCAGATGGTACATGGTACTACTTTGATAAATCAGGCGAAATGGCTACTGACTGGAATAAAATCAACGGAAAATGGTACTATTTCAGCAGAGATGGTGCTATGGTCACAGGCTGGGTTAAATACTACGACAACTGGTATTTCTTGGATGCTGCTAACGGTGACATGAAATCTGATTGCTTCGTTCGCTACAATGATGGTTGGTATCTGCTCTTGCCTGATGGACGTATGGAAGACAAACCAGAATTTACGATTGAGCCTGATGGCTTAATCACCACAAAATAAAATAAAAACAGAAAGAATAAAAATTTATTACACTAACCGCAGGCAGTAGCTTGCGGTTTTTTTGTTTGCAATAATAAAAGCA